GCCGTTGTTAAAACGAGTTCTAAGTAAATGGTGGAGCATAGACTTCTGCCACTCTGAGTGTTTTGAAACGTGTTCTTTACCAACGTCGTCAAGAACTAAAACTCTGATGTTGTAAGCATCATCTTCTGCTTCACCAAACAAACCGGCAAGTAAAACATCTTCACTTTCGGTCAGGTCGTTTTGTATATCTTTACCTTTTAAGTTTAATACGTCGTTATAAGTTATGAAGTAGCAAGGACGAACTAAAACTTTTCCTTCACCTGGTTTAAAAGAGGCTAGAGGTAGTTCTTTAAGCATCTCTTGAATGACAGAAAGCGCCAAAGTAGTCTTTCCTCTACCTGGAGCCCCGTATAAAAGAATTCCACGGCCACAGAGACGGTCTGAGGCCTCTTTAATGACCCTACCTTCACTGACTCGCGAAATCCACGATTTTAGGCCATTTAGGACCTCTAATGGGGCGTCTGTACAGTCTTCTAATCCCCACCCAACTCTTTTCCAAGGAATGTTGGCTAGTTGAATCCAAGACCTTCTACGAACCTTAAGGTCCTCGGGCTTAAACATTAAAGGATTCCTTCCCATGATTTAGCAGACTGTTCTTTGGCTTTCTGTATCTCGTCTTCGGAATGTATCCTAGTTTTAGCCTGTGCCGCAAGTGCAGAGAATCTTGATATAAACATTCTCCAAAGAATATTTCCATCTGAGTACTTTCCATCTGTAAGACTACTAAAAAATATGTTCATCATTTCAACCTCAAGTTCCCCATTGGTGTCGTTCTTAACTCTAGCCCCAGCTAAAGCCGGAATAAAATTACTTTCTGTAAGAGAAATGGGAGATATGTTCCAAAGTTCTTCTATACGGCGAGCAAACTCATAAGCACAATCCTGTGGACTCCAGTCTTTAACTGGTTTATTAGCACGATTGTATTTTGCTTTTTCTTGCTTGGCTTTTTTGGCTGCATTAAACTCTTTCTTCTTTTGAGCCTTTAGCTTTTGGTTAGCCTCTTTAACTTCTTTTTCAAATTCATCTTCCGAATTATTAGAAAAGAATTTATATCCCATTTCATTCCCTTCCTCCATTCGGACTCCGTCCGAATAAAGACCTAATATATTTATATGTTTAGAACTAGTATTAGTTAGCATATTCAGTGATAACAGTGGCTCGGTTTTCAACCACCCCGGTTGATTTTCAGCCACCCCTGGCTGATTTTCAACCAGTATCCATGTATTGACTCCTACAGGGTTTCCATTTATATTTTGAACTTTATATTTAAGTATTCCTAAAGCTTTTAGTTCATTTATAGCCGTGGTAATAGCACACCTACCCTCTTTGAGAACTTTTTCTAAAGAACGTGCGCTTATGTTTACATTTGGGTTATTTTTTAAATAAGTCAATAATCCAAGTGCACTCAATGACATCATTTCTTAAGTTGGTCCTTAACGTGAGTAACGACCATAGTTGCAAATACTCTTGCTATTTCATCTAATGCAACATATAAAGAATCGACTTCATCAATCTCATATTCTTCGTCTTCGTCTTCTTCATCTTCATCTTCTTCTTCTATATTAAAATCTATGTGCTTTGGTACTTCCATAGATAATTGTTCTTGAATAGGTGGTTTAGGTCTTTCTTCTATCTTTAAAGACCCTTTAGTATTAATTTGGATTAACCCATCAGTTAAATCAAAAGAAGGGACTCCAGCATCATTACATTCTGATAAAACTTTAAGACAATCTTCGTCTTCATCGTTCCATAGTAAAAACGCTGCTGCTTTTGAACCTTTAACTGTTTTTAAAGCTTCTTTAATAGCATTAGGTTTATCTATTACAACTACTTCTTTGTTTTTATCTTTAGCTAATTGAGAAGCCCAAGTTTGACCTTCACTTGGATGTTTTTCATAAGGTAAAACTAAAACGCCACCATCACCTTCGGCATGGTAGTGGTCTTCTAAAAGTACTTCGATATTTGTACGAGATGTTTTCCCGTTTCCTGCAACGATTACGTAGTAAGTCATTGGCCCTCCTAGACCAAGACTATATCAACCTCAGCGGTCTAGTCGAGTTGGTTGGGTAACGGCGGGTCTATAGGAGGTAATACTGTCAGCTAATACAACCAAGAAAGGGGATAAGAACCCACTAGCAACGGTAGTAACTATAAACAAAGGTATAGAGGTAACCCCTGTTAAACCAACCCCTACTGCAGATAAAGCAAGAGCAGCAATAGCTCTATAAATCCTTAAATCAATTAGTTGTTCTATTACAGCTAAAAAGAAAGCTGCAAAGCAAGCAGATAATATTAGTTCTAACATACTTCTATAGTACTACTAGTCTGGTTGAGCAAAATATAGGGCAAAAGTAGAACCAAGTAATATATTTTTACTTATTTCTCTTTTTAACCTATCCTCTACAGCAAATTTATTTTTATAAAAATGACTTCTTGATGCTTCTACAACACCCTCCCAAACTAAAGAAGTAGAGTCTTCTTGACCGCTTCGAGACCCATCAAAATAATCTAAAACAAATGAAGCTTTTTCAAACAAAGCATCTTCTAAATAAACCACAGCTCCGGAGGTAGAAGGTGTCCAACTTAATCTCACAGACGCTTTTGCAGCGTTAGATGGGGCAGTATCAGTTGTTGAAACTCTGTACCAAATCCCAACTGGGGAAGCAGTTCCACTTACTGTAGCTAAAGCTATATTTGTATTAACTCTAGCATAACTAACCGTGTTATTTAAAATAGAAGATATTTCCCAAGTACCATCATATGGAGAACCTAATCCACTAACTAAAATATAAGATTTATCGTTACCAGCATAGTTTAAAAATTCGTAAGGTTCATTTAAAGTTATAGTTGCTATGTTTCCACTTAAAACAGCTTGTGTAATATTATATGTAGGTGGGCATTGAGTTGGCAATCCGTTAACTGTTGAAATTAAAGTGTTTGAACTCGTATACCAGCTTATAGAAGCAGTAACTAATTCACTGGCTGTTTCTGGCTCTACGTAAACACTAAAAGTATAATCATTATCAGCAAGAACATTAAAATAATTAGCAGTTGATGTGTGCCCTACTACCGATACTAAAGAAGACCCAGAAGGGGTAACTTTTAAAGAATCTCCTGCGATGGAAACAAGTCCACTTGGAGATACAGCAGTGCTTGAAATAGGAGCGTTTACTTTAGCGTAAGAAACAGTTTTACCAATAGGGTCTGAAGCTGTAACAACATATGCCCCATCAAATGGCGAGCCAACTCCGGAAACAACTATATTATCTCCAATAAATATAGGAAGATAAGAATCACTTACTGTTAAAGTAGCTGTATTAGAACTTAATTCTTTGTTTACAACAACAAACTCTCTAATATCTACTCCTGGTTTTGAAGAGTCTAAAGTTAAAGCCGCATTTGTTGCAGCCCAAGGACTAGATGAAAGAGTAAAAGAAGGGTTTGTAATTTCATTAATTCTATTAGCTTTAAGTGTTATATTAATTCTTCTTGCGTCTTCAAAAGCAGTTTTAGAAATTGCCTCTTCAAATTGAGCAGCATCAAAATAATGAATTTCACTAACTGCAGTATTACTAATATTTACAGCAACGCTTGCGTAATGCGCGTCTGTTGGAGCTATAGCTGTTGCAAAAGGTCTAAGGGTTGGGCTGTCCCAAGCTAAAGTAGCATTTGATACAGGAACTCCTTGCTGCAAAACCCCTAAAGCAACGCCAAATCTGTCGTAGAATTGGATACCAAGTCTTATATTTCTTGTGGTTGTACTAGCAGCACTAAAAATACTAAATGTGTATGTTTCACCTTCAGTTACTGGTATACCTTTAGTAATAGGATTATTAACGCCACAAGTAAATGAAACAGACCCAGTTCCAGTTGATGTAAATCTAAGCATTCCGTTGTCACTACTTGGATATCCAACCGGGGCTGTTACTTCGTAAGGTTCTATTATTAAAGGGTCACCTACGTACCTTGTTAAAGTACCCCCAGAAGATATAGTCCAATTTCCTATAGATTCTTCAAAAGAAGAGTCGTTGTAATCAAGAAATAAATTTTTACCTTTTTCAACAATAGAGTCGTACCCACTAAAACTTTTTATAAAAGCTAGTAAACCATCATAAGTACCTTTTTCTTTATAAATATTAAATAAATTTCTTAATAAAACTCTTTGTTGCTTAAGACCTACCTCTGGCTCAAAGCATCCTCCAAATTGTTCTAACATTTGTGGAAGAAGTTGGCCGGGTAAAGAGTCTATCTTGTATAAATCTAAAAAGTTTAATGCATAAGTTTTTTCAATATCATATTCAAAACCAAATATTTTTAAAAAGTTTTTTAAAAATAAATTGTCAGCTTCTGATAAAACATCTCCAGTTAAAGAATTTACTTTATAAGAATCAGGTAAATAATCATATAAATCATTAGAAGTATTAAAATCTTTAACAGAAATACCTACAGCGTTAGCTGCTCTTAACCATGTAAAATTAATGTTTTCTCTTACAAAAACGCTATAGTAATAAAATTTACCTTCAGTTAAATATTGAACTTCTCCATCTATTATGTCTCCGGCATCTACATATTCAGTAGGAGCGGAATTAACAAAAGAATCAACTATAACAATTCCATCGGCTGCACTAGTGGGAAACCCATATGAATTTCTAATTACCCTAATTTGAGACCAGTTACCAGTAGGGTTAGTCCATGACAAAGAGATACGACCATACCCAGAAGGAAAGGCTGTAAAAGGATAGGCATTAAAGTCACTTACTGTAAATGGACCGTAAAAACCTATACCGTAATAATCTCGACCGTATTTTGCCATCGTTTACCTTAGAATACGCCAGATATAACTAAACCGTATAACTCTTGAACGTCTGTTGAAGTTGCAGCAACACCTGTGGTTGTATTTAAATTACCGTTTGCATCAATCCAAGTTCTAACTGAATTTGAACTATTTCTCCACTCTTGAAGATTAGCAGATTGTCCAGCAGCTGCTCTAACATTTAGTCCAACTACGTTTGTAGCAGAAGGAAGTATTGTGTCTCCTCCTACTTTATGAACGTATTGATTATGTGAGTCTGCAATCACACCAGTTTCAATGTTTGCAAGTCTTGCGTTTAATGTCCCATAGTTTTGAGATGCTGTATTAAATGTTCCACTTGCAGATGGGGAAGTAGAAGTTGCAATATTTGTTCCTAAATTTGTTTGAATTGCAACTACTTCATCTTGAAGTGAGTTTACGTGAGAGGAATCTACAATTTCAGTAAAATTACTTTTTGTTTGAAATGATTTTATAGCTCCTGGGTAGGTTGCGGCCATGTTTTCTCCTTTTAGGCTATTCCACCGGATGGTGTGATTGTTAAGGTTCCTGCTTGAGGTATTTCATTGTCAGAACATATAATGTCTACCACTGCTTCTATTGTTCCTGTAAGTCCTGTTAAAGCTAAAAGAGTAGTTGTAGTTCCAGTAACTGTAAATGTAGTTGATGTTGGAGTTGATGCAACAGAATAATTTCCATTTACAGTA